TAGGTACGTCAGCATCGTCAAGTTCTTGAATAGCTTGACGGAAGCCTAAGTCAGTGAACACGTCAGCAGCAACAACTGTGTCAGCAGCATAAGCTGTTAAGTTAGTTGAGCTATCCATGTAGTAACGACCTGTTAAAGAGCTACCTAAAGTACCTAAGTCAGAGTCAATTTGACGAGCTAGAGCATAACCAGCATCTTCTGTGTAGAAAGAACGAAGTGAAGGTAATGCTTGAACGTCAGTGATGTCCTCAATTAAACGAGAATACTCGTAGTGCTTGTCGATAGAGACAGTGAAGTCTGTATCAGCACCAACGATTAGGTTTACTTGAGTATGCTCTGCCTTAGCAGTAGCTGAACCACGAACAGGCTTAGGGATATGAATAGTATCACCCTTCTTGCCTACATGATTCATTTTCTTTACTAGGTTAGCAATTACAAGGTTAGACTTGTAAGCTGCCGCAATTTCGTCAGACCAAATCTCAGGGACGAAAGCATCCGCATTAGTTGGTGTAACGTGGTTTGAATTTCCTAAACCAGCCATTTTAAATATCTCCTATAGATAAAAGTAAAAGTTATTTAACCCTTCCCTCTCTATAGGCTCTATCGAACTCCTCGACATTAGCCTTATAGCGTTCTGGGTCTTTAATCATTAAATTAACAATGTCAGAACGTCTATAGATTTTACGAGTGGTTGGTTCACCAGAACCTTTACCAGACCCAGTTGAAGCTGCCTTGATTTGTTGCTTACGGTCTTGTTTAGAGACTTCCCTTACACCTGACAACTGCTTCCATGTAGAAAGTAGTTCATCTGCTGCTGAGAAATCATAAGCATCTGCACGTTTCAAAAGCTCTATACGAACCTGTGACCCTTTAACCCATTCTGCAAATTCATCATTTTGAATAATGTCAACGTAGTCTGGGTGTTTTTCGTTTAGCTTACTAAGGATTGTTTGTTGTTGCTGACTAGCTAACAACTCCCTCATCTGCTTAACTTCGTCACTGCTCGATATTGCTTTAGTGATAGCCTCTTTTGGATTCTCGAAAAAATCTAAGTCGTTTACTGACTCGTCTTGTTGTGGGCTAACTTCTTGCTTAGTTTCTTCAACCTTTGTCTTGATAAAGTCATCTACAATTTTACGAAGTTCACCTACCTCAGAACTTTGACGACCAACTAGCTTTTCAGCTTCTTGGTGCATCTGAACAATTTCCTCTATGGACTTACCTTGGTACTTATCAGGTATAGTAGATTCTTGTTGCTCTTCTTGTTGTTTAGCCGTTGCCTGAGTTTTCTCAGCAGCTTTCTTTTCTGATGTAAATTGCTCATCAATGTTGACAAGCTCTTCGTCTCCTTGTAGATTTAACTCTTGTTGGCTATCAAGAGGTTCTATTACTCTAGCCATGAAATGATTCTCCGTACTTTTAAGTATTGTGGATTATTTAAGTTTGGCGGCTTTCTCATGATCTCTAGCCCACTTATCATCGGCATCAGGCCAGCCTGAACCTTTGAAAATCGTAGAGACAGGAGAAATTATCCGTCTTGATGTATGACCGCACACTGGGCATATAACTTCTCTTTGGTCGGGGTTAGTTAATTGCTCAGTAGTGTGGCCGTTAGTACAGGTAAAGTCATAAAGCCTAAGACTCATCTGACTCAGCCTCCTGTAAAATTTGGTCATAGGAATTGCTAATTGCGTCTTGCCATCCCAATAACCTATTAAAGACTTGCAGTTGTCCTTGAGCTATGTGTAGTTCTTTAGCGTCTTGGAGTGCAAGGATTTGAATTGTTTCTGCTGCTGCTTGAACGTCTGCTTGGAATTGCTCCCAACCAGTGTGGTTGAAAAGGTCGAAGTAGGTTTGATAGTAATTATCTACTTCTTGTTCTATTTTTTGCATGTATATACCCTTATTATACCATAATCAGCTTGTACTGTACAGAACTGATTTTTAGTTAGATTTGGACATTTGTAGCCTTACCATGTCCTCCTTGGTGTCTAACTCCTTCTCTTTTAGTTCAAGTTTTGCGTATTCGACCAACTTCTCAAAGTCGTCCATAGGCATAGTCTTTGCCATAGCCGCTATTCGTTTGGTTTCTTCTTCTATTGGTAGCAACTGTGTCTCTACCTGATTCTGTTGTATTCGTGTAGCTATCTCTGCTGTCTGAGCCTGTAGGTTCTCCAGTTGAGCCTGAGCTGTCTGAAGTTGTAATTGTATCTGAGCTTGTTGTAACTGTTGTTGTTGAGGGTCAGGTTGTCTTGCTTGGCGCATAGCCTGAATGATGGCTTCACGATTAGATAAGCCCATATTCTCAACAATGGACTCCACAAGTAGTGGATACATTGGAGACTCTGGTGACATGGTTTGTAGCAGTTGCACTAGCTGTGTTACCTCGTACTCTCGTGCAACAATACCCAAAGAACTGGTAGCTATGAACTTGTAGTCCTTAACTGGGTATAGCTCTGGTGTGTACTGCATATAACGACAGGCTGACTTCTCTACAAAAGGAATAAGGAAGTTCTCTTGGAAGTTAATCAAAGTACGCTTGTGACGCTTGATAATAGCTCCCAGACCCATTGAGATACCTGCTGCCGTTGCTTCTCCATTTATGGATGCAGGGATACCAGCAGAGTCAATAGCCCCTGTAGCTTGCTGTACCATTGTCTGAAGGGCTGCTGCTTGGGTAAAGGATACTTGGTCTAATTGACCAAATCTAAGTGGCTGTAAGACCTCAGCAGGGTTGCCGTTCGTTAGGATTGTCTTACCAGCTCTTACGTCTAACTTAGCACCACGAGGCATACGGGATGCGTCCACAGCCATCATAGGATGAACGGTAAGGGCTAGTGCATCAATACGAGCACGCAACTCTGTATCTAATGCCTTCTGGCTGTTATAAGCCTTTTCACAAATACCACGACCCCAGAACTTAAATGGCACTAAGTCCCAAGGGAAGGCAACAATAGGTCTGTCGCCCTTCATGTATGGGTTCTTCTCTAGCTTAAGTAGTGTAGAGTCATTAGCTATAACAACGATACATTCTGTATAGCTGCTGTCCTCATCTATCTCAACTGCATCCTCTAGATCACCTTCCTCATTCTCCATCTTGAGTAGGTAGTTAGGTACTAGGCCGTAATACTTAGTCAACCGTACCATGTCGTCCTTATAGATGCTTATGTCCTCACTAGCGTCCTCTAACTCAGGGTCAGGGTAGTAACGCTCAATATTTACGTCATAGTAGATGCCTTCATCTATGCCTTGCTGTACCTGATGGTAGGGGACTAGCTTATCTACAGCTACACCTAGTGCGTCATCTACATTAGTTGCTAGTGGGTCGATTAGGAAGTTCTGTGGCATGATGGGGTCTAGGCGTACACAAGTGCGTTGCTTTTTCATAACCCCAATGGCAGTCATACCACCGTCCATAGCAGGTTGGGTAGCAGGAGTAAGCTCCTCTACTTCGTCTAGTACCAGTTCACCAATACCTGTACCAAATACGGCAGCGTTGATTAAGCACTCTGCAATAGCACTACGGGCTTTAGTGAAGTGCATATCTTCCTGTAGCTGATTGCGTAGGAAGGCTACATCTTCTGGGTTAGGGTCTTGTAGGTCATCCTTAATATCAAAGAACGTACCCCTTCCAAATGTAGCTTCTTCGATCTCTGCTACTGAGGACTCTACTGCCTGTTGTGTGGCAGGAGAGATTAACTTGGAACGCTCTGACTCTCTCATAGAGTCTTGCTTAGTCCATATGCCACGCCACATACGGTAATACTCATCAAACTTTTCTGAGTAGTTTGAGTTGTAGTGTTCACGCCAGTGTTCACACTTGCCAGCAACGTAGGACTCTACTGATTGCTCTAGGCCTGAACCTTCTAAAATATCTTTATTATCTATTGCCATTATTAGTATCCTGCTATTGGGTCTAACATTTCAAAATGTTCTTGGTCAAAGTCATAGAAATAAGTTATGTCAGCTAACTGGTCTATGTAAGCCAGTGCGTCAATTAAGTCATCATGTACTTGTGGATTTGGGAACTGAAATAACTCATCTAAGAACTCAGCGTTCCAGTCACCTTCGTTAATAGTTATAGCACCATGTTCAAACCTACCTTGTAGTGCTGCTACTATCCTGTCAGTTTTCTTTTTGTTGCCATGTGTAAGTTCTTCTATACGGAAGAATTTATTACGCTGTCTCATCATGTCCGTAAGTGGTGACATGATTGCCTGTCTTGCTATACCTTTCTCAATACCTACGGCCTGTGGTTGATACTTCTCAACTGCATCAAATATCTTTTGTGCAGTCTCTTCAAACGTCCAGCGACCATAGATAATGTTGTTTACATACCAGCCCTGTTCGTTTACCTTAACTATGGCTATGGATGTATTATCCAGACGGCTTTTCTTTTTCTTCTTGTTAGCGTCCTCGAAGCCAGCCATATCAATAGCTATGTAGTAGTTGCCTATCTCTGGCTCATTACTACTAACCTTTATCCACTCCTCCTTGAAGATGTCAGAACCCATAGCCTCAAAGGATGCCATGAACTCTTGCCTAAATGCGTAGCTGGACATTGACTTCTTAGCTACGTTTATCTCTTCAGGGTCAATCAGTGGGTTGTCGTATGACGTAAAGTGCCACCCTTGATATGTATGGTCATCACCTACGGTTGCATAGGTGTATAAGTCATAGAAGTGGTTACGACCCATAGGTGTACCAATAAACAGTGCACCACCCTTTTGGTCAGCCAATGCAGGTCTTAGGATTTGCTCCCATACCTCTGGCTTCATGTCTGCGTACTCGTCCATCACTAGAAACCTTAGTGACACACCACGCATAGTCTCTGGTCTGTCAGCACCTTTCAATGATACAGTTGCACCATTGATAAGGGTAACCTGTAAGTTGTTAATGTGGCTGCTTTTGATAACAGGGTGTCCTATCTCAAGTAGGTTCTGCCACATAATGTCTCTAGCTTGTCCTTGTGTTGGTGCTACATAGAACACATGACCAGACTTTACCTGCAAGCCATAAAAGATTAACAAGTATGCAGCTAAACGAGACTTACCAGTACGTCTACCTGCTGCAACTACTTTAAATCTAGCTTCACTGTCCCAGACCTTTTGTTGCCAAGGCAGTAGTTTAATGTTTAGGTCTGTGCTCAAAAGTCATCCATACCTAAGCGTTTGTATAAATCTTCTTCCAATAAACTAGATTCTTCATCTTCTTCCATAAGCTGTTGAGCTAAAATAAATGCTGGTGTAGCTACAAATAAAGCCTCTTTAGTGCCTTTTATTTTATTAACTTTATCTGCACCATCTTTGTAGGTAGTTATCTTATTAGCACCTAATCTTTCTAGCTTTAGGATGTCTTGTTTACTTGTACCTTCTGGCACTAGGACGTTTGCAAACTCTCTAAGTTCTACAGGTCTTTGTGGATTAACCTCAAAATAAGATGCAGGTAAGTCTTGCACTATTTCATGAAAGTCAAACAACTGCTTCTTTGTTTCTTCTGACAACAGTTCCATAACTTCTGGGTCAAACTTTCCTGAAACTAAATCTTTAAGGTCGTACCTAATAGAATCTACTTGTTGATAATTTAAAGTATCCTTACCTTTGAAAGCAGGTACATTATTTTTCATATCCTCAAAGACACTATCCCCTAGTTTTTCAAAAGTATTGGAAAAATCTTTTTTAACTTGTACTTCATCATAACCAGAAATTATTTTATTTCTTGCGTCTTTTATTTCTTTGAATGTCTTAAAAGGTTTTGCTGCTAAGGCTCTAGCTTTGCCAGCAATTAATCCCATAGCTTCCTCACCAGAACCTCCTCTCATATATCTTGATAACTTTTCTGGTGTAGCTTCTTCGTATCTATATTTATATTGGTTATAGAATCTTGGTTTTATTTTTTCACCAGTAACTGGGTCTACAGTCTCTATATTAGGTCTACGCATAGTGTAAGCGTCAGCCCTATAAACAGGATTCCTAGCACTAGGCTTTGCCATGTCAGGAGTGCCAAGAAGTGTTACATCTCCAAAACCTTGTAATGGCATATCTGCTTTTGTTATAGCCATAGAAGGATTAGGTAAAGCACCTATAGCCTCTAAATCATCTAATGTTTCAAGGTATAAGTTGTGTTGTACTATTAGGCTATCGTCAGGTGTGTTACTTGATAATTTTGTTATCTTAACCTGTGGTACTGATATGCCAGTATCTTTTTTAGTTAAGGTCTCTACTTTAAAATTATCTTCCCCAAGAATGCTTGATACATACTCTTTTAGCTCTTTAGGGGTATAACCTTTTTGATATGTGTATATATCTTCTCCAGTAGTTTTATCTTTACCTTGAAATACAAGTTTTGCACCATCTTCATCTACTGGTTTGAAATTTTTAGCGTTGTTTACATCTGCTCTAGGTCTTACTGTTATAACAGCTTGACCATCAGGTTGTAGTATCCTACCTATATCTTTTACTGCCTGATCTCTTATTTCAGGAGGCATAACATTAAGATTGTTTACAGAAGTTACACTAGGAAAACTGTTACTAGATATTTGACCTACATCATCAAAGTCTGGTACAAAATCCCCTTGTGGATATGGTTCAAAAGTTTTACTACCTGCACCTAGATTTGGTGTACCAAGACCAAACCCTGCACCAAAGTCTAATACATCACCTTCTATACCTTGTTGCTGTAAATAATTTCCTAGCTTCTCATAGGTTGCTGTGGTGTTAGACCTTTGTGTACGGGATGGGTCTACGTTTACTCCATCAACTACTGGCTTTTCGTTATTAATTGATAACTTACCATCATCTATGTTAGCAATACCTTTTCTAATTCTACCAAAAGGTGTTATATCAAATAATTGGAGAGCAGCAGGTACAAAATCTTTATTTATAACGTTCTCAATAAAGCTAGTTCTATCTTCAAACCTCCCTTCAGGTACATCAAGACCTACACCAAAGGCATCCCCTACGGCAGCATAGCCTGTCATTTCCTTTAAATAATCAGCAAGCTCTAAAGAACCCTCTACTACGTTACCTTTTTTATATTCTGAAATAGCTTCAGTGGGGGAAAAGGCTTTAGCAAACATTCCAACCTGATTACCAAACCTTGGCAGGTCTATATCAGTTATGTTCTGGTTTAGGTCAGACAACATACCCTGACCTTCTAAAAACATTTGGTTTTGCTTTAGTAACTCTTCTTCTTCTTGTCTACTTATGTAGTTTAATATCTGCTGTGGTACGACAGCCATATACTCTCTCTCTTAGTAAGTCCAGACAACTGGAGTTGTTTCTCTTGTGTCTACATGAACAAATGTCTTAGCTACACCAATGCCAGTAAATCCTAGCTTGAGTGCTTCTCTTATAATGATCATACGCTGGCTACCATCAGTCACTCTAATGTCAGCAGCTATGCCTTGTGTATGAGTGCCACCACCATTAGGCTTGTCTACTTCTGCACTATGAATCGTGGAACGGTAACCAGAGGTAATGGTGAAGGGGAAGCCGCAGTTCTCTCTTAGTTCATCTAACTTCTCTAGGAAGTCACGAGACATCTGGTTTTGCCCTGTCTCCTTACAGTCAAACTCTTTTATCGTAAAGTGCTTCACTCTTCATCTACTCCATGTGGATTTAGGTTTATAAACTCACCTTCTATGGGAGGGTCTTGCTCACCTATGACCGTAGTGTCGCCACCTACACCAGTAATGGTAATGTTTACTGATGACTTACCACCACCCATCTTATCTTTGTCAAAGTAAGACAATGGCATAAGCCTATCGACTAGTAGCTTCCATGCTGCTGCTTGATTCTTATGGTCATCATCAAGTGCTGCATTTAGTATGGAGTCAAGAACCTTACGGGATTTAGGGGAGGCTAGTAGTCTGGCTTTGTACTCTCGTATAGCGTCTGCATCTCCTTTGGGTCTGCCTACGGCCTTACGATTTCCTGCCTTCTTTGCCTCAATGTCCGTTTTACGAGGTCTACCTCTTTTCTTTTTAACTGGTGGGTTTGTCTCTTGTGCGTCTTGGACTTCCTTGCCATCTTCTGCCATTATTTTTTCATCATGTTTTTAATGGATTGAATACCGAATGATGCAGCGAACACTACACCTACTGCTGTCTTGTAAAAGTCAGGCATCTGCTCTAGTGCAGCAAAGCCTTTCATAACTATATCTTCATGCCCTGTAAACGCTAAAATAAGTGGTATGGATACTAAGATAGTTAGCCACTCGTCCTTCCAAGACTTGTTGCTTGCCTCAGCCATAGCCTGATTCCACTCAAGCTCACCTGCTGCAACCTTTTCCATTACTGCTGCCTTAGCCTTAGTAGTGGCTAGTTTAGCTTCCGAGTTGATTCTAGCAGCTTCTGCTTTACCTGATATCCAAGTAGTTGCTACCTGAGCTACTGCTGATATAATTGGTACCATTAGTGTGCTGCCTTCTTATGCTCGTTTACTTTTTCTTCAAGAAGCGTTAAACGATTAAGTGCTTCCATGT